GTTGATATCAACTGTTTCACTTCTACACTCATAGGTTTTAAACTTGTAACCTGCTTTAGTAAAGAAGTTAAGCGAAGTTAAGTTATTCGCTTTAACTCTTGTAATTACAGTTACAAAATCTTTTGTTTCTTCATAGATAGATTTAATAACATAATCTATGAGAAAACTTGCATAACCTTGTCTTTGATACTTCTCTGCTACATGAATAAAGTTAATACGATAGCATTCTTTCTTCTTCCTCATTAACATTACAGCTACTATATCTAGTCCGTCTTGGATAGCATGTACTGTTAAATTAGGGTCTTTAAACGACTTGTCCGTAAATTGTACTCCGAAATGATCTGAAATAAACTGAAAATACTTAAGATCTTTTCTGTTGTAATAAGAAATTTGAGTTAGCATAAATAGTTTTAGTTTCGTGTTTATAGGTAGCTCTTTTATAAAGCTCTCTGAAAGCAAATCTAGTAAGACCTAGTTGTCTTCCTGCTCTTCCATAGCTGTACCCTAGGTCATCTCTTAGAATAAGTGCAGCATATTGCCTAGCAGTAAAACCTTTTAAGTCTAGTTTGAGAGAGGTGCTTTGATCGGGGGATGACATAAGTAGTTTTCTAAGATAATATCATTAATAGAACTGCAAAAGATTCCATCTCTAACCTGTACAGTAGGTAATGGATAGGGTGTTCTTGTAATTTGTTCTTGGGCTTGTTCAATATGATTAAGATAAAGATGAGTATCACCTAAGTTACCTATTAGTTGGTCAGGTATCATGTTAACCTCGTCAGCAATCATAGTCAATAACAGACCATAAGAAGCAATATTAAAAGGAAGACCTAAGAATGCATCAACAGAACGTTGATTCCACATTAAAGAGATTGCTCGTTTAGGTAAATTAATAGCATCACAATCTTCATGTGTAAATAAATTTGGAATTGGTTTTACTAAAGCCTTTCTTTCATCAAATGTTAACTCTCTTGTATAAACTTGAAACGCATAATGACATGGTGGAAGTACCATTTGGTCTAATTCACCTACATTCCAAGCTGAAACCATTAGTCGTCTTGAGTCAGGGTTTGTTTTAAGTTCGTTGATTAGGTTTTGGATTTGGTCTGTTGTGTCAGGTAACCAATCATCAGAAGGGTAATTAGTCCAACTTCTCCATTGCTTACCGTAGATCGGACCTAATTCACCCCACTGTTTAGCAAACTCATCATCTGTTTTAATCAGATGAATGAATTGGTCTTGGTTCCATATCATATCAGGATCACCTTCACTCTTGGTCATAAAGTTTTTAAACGCATCACCATCCCAGATATGACAATCATTGTCTACTAAGTATTTGATGTTAGTATCTCCCTTTAAGAACCATAGTAGTTCAGTTACCATAGTCTTCCAAGCCATCTTCTTAGTAGTAAGAAGAGGAAATCCCCAACTCATGGTGTGTGTAAAAGTATAACCGAACATAGACTTAGTACCTGTGCCAGTTCTGTCTTTCTTAACTACTCCGTAGTCTAATATAGCCTGAAGTAATTCTTGGTATTGTGCATCTACTGGATTGCTCATATGTTATAGTCTTGGTATTTAAGTCCCCACTGTAGGTTAAACCAGGTCATTTCTTTCTCTGCTAATTTCTTACTCATTTTAAGTTTAGTACGCAGATAAGCTATACCCCATTCTCTCCATTCTTCTGATTGAGCAACTGTCATAGTCCAATCAGTAAACCAATCATCTTTGCGGTCTTTAATGTCCTCAAAGGTGACTTCATGACCTGCAATAACAAACATCTGATTGATGATGTCTATTACTGCTTGTTCTCTTTTTTGTTCTCTTGTTGTCCTTGCCATAAGCTATAAGTGCTGTTACGGGTTTTAAATTTAAGAAAATTTTCTGATTGTTCCAAGATTTCTGTGATAGGAGTTGTTTGCCAAGTAAATGAAAATGTAAAGGGAGACATCATTAGACTTCTTCCTATAGCAGGTTCATTGTGCTTGTCTTTAAAGCGACCTTCTTCGTTGAATTCAATCCACATTACTTCCTTAGATTGTTTAGTTAAGCCATCATCTTCACGGACTAACTTCCAGTTAAATTCATTTTCAATCACTCCTTGCTCTACAGCAATCTTTAAGACATTCTCTTCTGTTAATGTCATAGGTATTTTGTCTTGTTTAATCTTGCTCATAAGTTTTCTATTTCTTTTAACATTTCTTTATGGTGCTCTATATGCTCTCTGTTTTGCCAGCTGTGGGCTTCTAGAGCTAATATAATTTTTTCAAGACTTAACTTAGCACACATTACAGCTTCCTTATACCGAGACTCACAACTGTTAATCCCCTGATTTAAACTTCCGTTATTAGGAAGGCTGTAATAGAAAGTCAATACTAAGTCTTGAGCTTCTGCCTTAGGACCTTGAGGTTCCATTTCTTTGCTAGTAGCTTCAAACTGTTCAGGAGATACTTCACTAAGTAGCTTTTCAATAAGTGGAGATATAGATTCTTTAGTCATTGTTACCTCCGAATGTTTCGTTGTAGTATTGTTGTGAAAAATCTTCTGCACTTTGTCGTTTTTCAAGATATTCTAAACCATAAGGCAAATTATTAAGATGAATAAACATATCCATTTGAGCATTTTTAATTTCATCCTTTCGCATTGCTTCGGCTTGTTCAAGTGCTTTGTCAATATCAAATCCTCTCAATCTCAAATTGATGTCTTTTTTGATTTGTTCAACCAACCACTCTACGCTACTCTGTTTATTGTTGCTCATTTGTTACCTCCTTTCTCCCTTGCAAAAATCTTAAATGTGTTTCCATTGCCATCACTAAATACAATGTTTGAAGTACTAGTATCACCAATTGTAAGGTTCATTTCTCTTTTTCCATTAATGTATTCAGCAATCATTACTGGTACATCATTATTAAATTGAAATGCCCATTCTAAGTTATCAATTTTATGGTTTACAATTCCTATTGCCGTTTGTTGTTTATCGTTTGTCATGTCAATATCCTAAATCCTTTTTAACTGATGATTGTCTGTCTTGGCGTTCGTTGTACTTCTTGCCACGCAATTCGGGGTGTTCTTCTTGTGCCTTTCTTCGCATCCGTGTAATGGAATCACTTGATGTTAATTGTCCATCCGCCAAAATGCGTAAGAATTTTTGTGTTGGAAGTGTTCCAGTTGAATAACCCTTGGCGTTCATTTCCAAACCCCAAATCCATGCAACCAATTGTTCGTCCGAATCTCTAAATGTGGGGTATTGCGTTAACAACTCAATAACCACCGTTCTTGTTTCTTGTTTCATTTGTCCCTACAAATATATATATTTTATTATTAAAATTGTATTGGGTTCAAATTTTCCCGATAAATTGTATACCTACCTTCAAAATAAGTTGGGATGGTTACACATTCACCGTTTCTGTTTTTGGCAATAATCAATTCCGCTTCCTCCACTTCGGGTTTATCTTGTTCGTAATACATCGGCCTAAATGGGAACATAACGATGTCCGCATCTTGTTCGATTGCACCTGATTCCCGAAGGTCACTCAACATGGGGCGTTTGTCCGCCCGTTCTTCGGATTTGCGGGATAACTGTGCAAGTATCATCACCGTGATTTTAAGTTCCTTTGCCAATAATTTCAATGTGCGTGAAATCTCTGCAACTTCTTGTTCGCGGTTTGTCTTTGTTCCTTTAATCAACTGAATGTAATCAATCACAAGCAAGTCCAAACCTTTGCGGGATTTGTGCAACTTTGCCTTTGCTTTAATTTGGGCAATCCGTGAATCCACATCGTCATCAATAAAAAATTCAATCTGTTGGTTGTTTGCGATATTGCAAACTTGTTCAATCTCATGTGACTTCAAAACCCCGTTGCGAATCTTCCAATTCTCAATATCCCCAATTAATGAAATATATCTTTTGGCCAATTGTTCGTTACTCATTTCAAGGGAAATGAATAATGCCTTTCCACCGCGTTGTGCAAACTCTTTGGTCAATGTAAGGGCGATTGCAGTTTTACCCATTCCAGGTCTACCCGCCATTACAATCAAATCACCTTCGTTGTAACCGCCAATGTACTTATCCAAAAATTGCCACCCCGTTGGTTTCCCCGTTAATGTTCCACCCTTTTCCGCGTTGTACACAATTTGATCCACAACCTTGTTTGTCACCTTAACAATACTTGATGGTTCTTTGTGTGTTGAGAATGTGGTTTCATCCAACACCTTTTGAATGTCACCAACCAACCCTTCCAAATCCTTTTCAATGTTCAATGCCAACACCCCCGCAACAACTTGGCGTTTGATGTATTCGTATTCCAATTGCAGTAAGTGTGGTTTCAAATCCATGATTCCACTGGCTTCTTGTTGCAACTGTATTATTTCAATCACTTCTTTGCGTTCAAAGTGCTTTGATAAACTCACATAGTCAATGGCTTCGTTGTTGTAGTACATTTCTGTCATAACCTCAATCAGTTTCACCGATACCTTATCAGTAAACCAATTTTTGTTTATGCGTGGAAGGAAATGTTTTGCATCGTTGTAAAACAATACATTGCTTAAAATCATTCGTTCAATGTTCATAGTGTTGCAATTTTCGGTTTATTTGGTGTAAATTCAAGTTTATTTGGTTGTAATTTTTGCATCCATTGGTTGGCAGCGGACTTCCATTTTTGAATCTTTGCCCCGCCTTTGCGTTTCCAATCCATAGATTCCCAGTAATAAAAAAACTCCGCGCCATCGCTTGGTGAATACTTGGCTTCTTTGAAATGTTCCATGCACTGTTCCAAGGTCGGCAACCCCACATTTTTCGGGGGGCTTGTTGTTTCTTCTTTTTCTTTTTCTGTCACAACTTCACGCAGTTCCTTTGTTAATTTATTACTTTGTTCAGTTATTACTTTATATATAACCTGATCCTCGGAGTGTCCGATTTTCGGTAAGTCCGTAGATGTGTCAATCCGTGATTCGGAATTTGTTGGTTCTTCATATACCATGTGATTCCATCCACGCATCAAATTTGTGTTTGTGTCAATCATGCGGATTGAAACGATGTAACCTTTTTCAACCAACCCTTTCCATGCGTTATTGAAACGATGCCGACCCATGTTCAATGACTTCCCAAAGTTTATTTTGTAAACCATCCAATCTTCTGGCAGTGATAACAAGTGTACTAAAATGCTTTTTTCCTCTGCAGTGAGTGTCAAACTCTGTAAAATTTCATTACTAATGGGAGTGTATCTGCTTTTCCCCGTCTTTTTACTTCTGATAATTTGTCCTAAATTTTCCATAAAAAATTAAAGCCCTTGAACAAACCACCAAGTACGAGTTGATGGAATGCCAAGGGCAAAAGGTCTATGGTAGTTATCTCGTACATAACTGTAATACGCAACAAATATACAAAAAAGAACTATCTTTGCAACAATCCGTTCTTGTTATTTGTCATTTCATGGGATTAGTGGGGGGATGCCGATGCC